TCCAGAAACTGTTTTATAGTCACTTCCACCACCATAATCGGGCATTATGCTTCTCCTGATATTGCTTCGGGCGCGGTCACGGTGATAGCCGTGTGCCGTTTAGTTTCTGCTGTCCAAGACTTTCCGCAGTCAGGACAAGTTCCATCTGGGTATGAGGCAACTTCTTCTGGTGTGTCTACCACGTTATCACAGTGATGGCACTGTAACCTATCTACAGATGTTGACGGTCTAAACCTAGAACCATCGCCTATTACTATAATATGTTCATCGCTCATGTTGTGCTCACTGTTACTGTTCCTACTGTCCCTGTGCCTTGAGATCCACGAAGAAAAGCAGAATGGGTTAAAGGTACTCTAACATAACCATCATGTTGAAATAAAGTCCCAGTTTCAAGTCCACTGTCATCTGTGGGCAAATTGGTGATAGTTATCTCTGTTGCCCTAACGTCACCTGGGTTTTGAATCTGTTCCAAGAACACAGAAAACGCACGAATAACCTCACTAAAGTACGTTCTTTGGTACTGATCTGGAGGTATAGGGAAATATGGACGGGATAAACGTCTGGACATCAGCGCCTCCCATCAGGTCTTATGTCTAAGCGTGGAGAACCCAGTCTCCAAGTCACACCAAGATCATCTGAAGATATTTTAAATCTCATCTGCCTACCACGCAATCTAAAGAACAACTGCTCAGTCCTTGCGTTTAATGCGGCTGCTTGTGTTTTTACAAAAGCATCTGTCTGTGTATTAGAATATGTACCATCAGGCACGTTCTTAACGTCTAGTGTTATATTTACATCAGGTAAAGTTGCTGATGAGTTCTTAAAATCAACATCAGGTATCATCTTACGGAGCAACATAAATTGTTCGCCATCCCCTATATCTATAGGGCTAGACTGTATGAAGGCATTAATTGGTGTGGTTGGATTAGTTGTGCCATCGTCAAATCCGATTTCATGCTCATAAATATAACCGTCAGCGTTTGCTGCAAAAGGGAAATCAAAAATACCCCTGTCAATCCATGCAGTTCTACCAAAAGAGCCATAATACCAAACCTGTTCTAGATAGTTATAAACAACATATCTATTTACTTCTTCGCTATCAGCAGAAGGATAATACCACCAGACTTCAGAATGTTGCGTGTTTATAGCAGCATTTACTTTTTCGATCTGCCCTTCGTTTAAATCAGAAAAAACATAATCACGAACCATGCAAGGCAGTCTTTGCACAGAACCACTATATACATAGAACTCTGATCTACCCATCCAAAAAACATTATCGTCTACAGCTATAACTGCGTTCGGCCCTGCAACAGTTATGTTTTCTGACAAGGCATTCACACCAAATGTAAACGGTGGGCCAAGGAACTGCATTGCGTATAGTGTCGTATCTGTGAACACTAATATCTGCTGTCTTGTTTCTAGGGCTGTAACAATCTCTGATCCAGAGCCAAGCCTTAGTTCGCCTGCTGTATTTGTTGTTTGTGTTTGCCAGTCTGTTAAAGATTCTTGGTCTGAGAATCTAATCGCCAAGGGATCTTGTACTCCTGGATTTGCTTCTGTGTCACACCCGAAAGCAATAACATGCCTATCTCTGTCAGACACTAGAACTTGTTTTGCAATCGTTGGCGCTTTATTTGCACCTGCTAAAGAGGTAATATCTACCGCCCTACTTCCTAAAGTATTAGTTTCATCCCAGTAATATATGCCACCATCTCTGACGTTGATTAAAAGATCTTCGCCAAAATTGTCGTGAGACCAAAGCCTTAGTGTGTTTACCACAATCGCATCTGAAGAAGCAGATCCCCATGTCCCTCGTGACCAAGTGCCTGCACCCCAACCTGCACCTGATACACCAATATCTAGTCCTGTATTTATTTGATATGCGCCAACAACAGAACTACCACCGTTGCCAGTATCAGATCCATTAGCTGCTATAAGACTTGGATTAAGTTGCCCTTCATATGTTATGTCGGATATGGATGTACCCGCTGTTCTGGCTTTAATCTTGTAACTAGCTGTGTTTACAACTTCTGTAACGTAATACTCTTGGTTTAAAACATCAGCCGTAATCAAGCCGCCAAGACTTGCCGCACCAGAATATGTTACGAAATCGTTCACCACTGCACCGTGATTTGTATGGCTTACCGTAAGCTCTGAAGAGCCATTAGTTGCAGCAAACGTAACAGCACCCGCTGATGTTGTAAGTCGTAAGGGAGTTACATCGTTGTAAAAACCACCTTCATCAATGTAGTATTTAAGGTTCGTACCTACACCAACATATTGATCTCTATCTAATGAAACCCAAGGGTGTAGCGCACGACAAGTACCAAGAAACGAGTTAGATGATCTCTTTTGCCAACCACCTATTTTCTCAGGATAGCCCTTTTGGAATCTAACATTATCAATGTCAAACCAACCACCCTCATTAGAGTAGGATGTTATCTCACGATTTACACCTGGATTGAATTGGAGCTTTGATAGAGGCATTAACTGATCTCTTCATACGATACTACGACTTTAAAATCATTTGCTGTCCCTGCTGTAGCACTCAATGAAGTACCTGTGCTACCATTCTCTTCTAAGTAAATAGGAGCGTCTTTTGTTACTACGTCAAAGAAATCATTATTGTTTACTGATTTAAGCTGAACAAGCTCTGTAGCCGTACCCCCTGCGTTAGTGGCGTTGTGGTAGCTCACAGTACAAGTCCTTGCTGCACTACCATCCACGTTGATTAAACGCACAAGGTTTACTTTGAGAACTTTATTGTTGCTCCCTGCATTGTTAAGAATTGATGTTGCTGATGTTGTTGTCAGGCTAGTTACGTTAACCTTACCTGTCATCGTGGTTAATGCTGCAATGTTTGGCTCTGCCATGTCTGTCTCCTATCCCAGAATAATACTGAGGGCTATTGATGTGTTGGGTGCGAGGTTAGAATATCCTATAGTTCCTGATCCATTTGTAGTCAAAGCTCTATTCGCACTACCATCTGAGGTTGGTAAAGTAAGAGCAGTAACAAAAGCTTGTAAGTTTGCATCATAGGCAAGAACATTTGAGCCAATCGCTAATCCAAGGTTTGTTCGAGCATCAGCAGCAGAACTGCCGCCTGTACCGCCATCTGTAATAGCTAGATCAGTAATTCCTGTTATGGAACCACCTGTAATGTTGACGCTACTCATACCAAAATTGGCTGTAATGTCTACAACCGCAGCGCCTGATCCTGCACCGTCAGCGTAAATTATTGCATTGTCGCCATTTGCTACAGTTACATTTGCGCCAGAGCCTTGACTGAAGGTACAAGCTTGCCCTGATCCGTTGACCACAAAGTATATATGTTGCCCATCATTAGGAGCTATTGTAATCGTGCAAGCTTGCGTTGCCCCTGACAACACGAGTGTTTTAAACTGACCATCTGATAACGTGCCATCACTTGTTGTAAGTGTATGTGACGCACCCGAAGATCCAAGGTTTATAGTGCCAACACCATTTGTAAGTCGATCTACTATGTTAAGATTATTGTTAGTGGTTGTACCCCATGTACCTGACTGCTCACCATTTCTAATAAGCTCAATACCACTATTTGTTGCATATGTACTTGGCATGTTCTTTCCTACGCAGCTACTATTTGTGTCCAGATTGTGTCTTCTTCTGGAATTATTCTACTCCAAACTAACACAGTTCCTACTTCTCCGCTACCCGCAACTCCTCCAACTGTAACAGAAGAGCCACCGCTAACTGTTACTGTACCAACGGCACCTGTTGCAGCTAAAGAGACGGCAGGTATGACGGCTGTTGTTCTTTGTGTCACTCCACCGACACTTGCGGTAGCAGCTAAACCTGTTTCAGGAACAATCGCATCCCCGATTACAGTAACTTGGTGTATATTTGCACTAGCCTCAAGACCTGTAATCGTTGGCTGTACGTTGATAACTACACTTACTGAACCAACCGCAGAGGCTAAAGCAGAAACAGTCGGAAGATTTACTAGAGCCGTACCTGTAACAGTCGGCAATGTAACTTCTCCAGTTCCTGCTACCCCTGTGACGCTTACGTCAACATTTGTGATAGGTGTTACATCGTTTGTAGAACCTATTGCAGTTAAGCTACCTACTAAAACAACTGTACCGCCACCAACACCAACAGCTACCGACCCAACTGCACCTGTACCTACAAGACCACTTGCATCAAGGTTGTTATCTGTAACGAGAGAGACTGTGCCAACAGAACCTGTTACACCGACGCCTGTAACAAGAATACGAGTAACGGACGCATCATCACCTATCGGTACTTGAGCTATGGATGTTGCGCCAAAAAACAT